CGAGGCGAAAAGTTGGCTACAGATAAAGGTGCAGGGCTCACAGCTAAAGGTCGTGCTAAATATAACCGAGAAACAGGGTCTAATCTAAAAGCTCCACAGCCTGAAGGTGGCCCACGTAAAAAATCATTCTGCGCTCGTATGTCGGGTATGCCAGGCCCTATGAAAGATGAAAATGGCAAACCAACTCGTAAAGCAGCTTCTCTAAAACGATGGAAATGTTAGGAAATATTATGGCTAAAAGCGATATGAAAGAAGATTCAAAAATGGACATGGCTCAAGATAAAGCCATGATTAAATCAGCGATTAAACAACATGATGACCAAATGCATGGTGGTAAAAAAACAACACTTAAATTAGCTAAAGGCGGCTCAGCTTCAGCTCGCGCTGATGGTTGTGCTATTCGCGGTAAAACTAAAGGAACATTTGTATGATTAACGATGACATGTTAGAAAAAAGTAAAAAAGTAAAAAAACCACTTCCACCTGAAGCGGAAGATGACGGCCCTCCAACAGGCCCAGATGGTAAACCACTTAAACCACGTCCAATGGCTAAAGGTGGTATGTGTGGTGGTGGTAAAGCCATGAAGAAAATGTCAGGTGGTGGTTCAGCTTCTTCACGTGCAGATGGCTGTGCAATCAAGGGTAAAACTAAAGGAAGAATGGTATAATTATGGGCATTCTAGACGACATTAAAGAAACAGTAGAAGACATCAAAGAAGTAGTTGCCGAACCTGTAATTGAGGAAGTAGCTGCTGAACCTATAGTTGAAGAAGATAAAGCTCCTACTAAACAAGTAGTTGAAGAATTAATGATTCGCACTACTGGCATTAAAGAAACTGGAGTTAAGTAATGAGAGCCTCTCGTGGTATGGGTGATATCAACCCAAGCAAAATGCCTACCGGCAAGAAGATGCCACGTAGAGACGACACTAATTTTACCGAGTTTAAAAAAGGTGGTAAGGTAAAACTACCTGGGCTATATGAAAATATCAATGCCAAAAAGAAACGTATTGCTGCCGGCTCAGGGGAAAAGATGCGCAAACCAGGAAGTAAAGGGGCGCCATCAAAACAAGATTTTATAGATTCATTAAAAACAGCAAAGAAATAAAAATGTTTAGATGCTATATAAGCTTTATCACAGGAATGATGTTAGGCTTTGAACTAGCAGAAGATGATGAGAGTAAGTTTGCAGTATTTGACTTGTTCATCATACAGTTTTTATTTGAATGGGAAAAATAAATGGCAACAACCGGTATCTCGACGTTTAACCTAGACTTAAATGACCTTATAGAAGAAGCATTTGAGCGCTGCGGCCATGAGCTACGTACCGGTTATGACTTTCGTACTGCGCGCCGTAGTATTAATCTACTTACTATTGAGTGGGCAAACCGCGGTATTAACTTGTGGACTATCGAACAAGGTCAGATTCCAATCAATATAAATGCCGGTCAAATTAGCTATCCATTGCCTGTTGATACTATTGATTTGCTAGATACTGTAATCCGTACAGGTATAGGTCAAAACCAAACAGACATTAATATTAACCGCATCTCTGAGTCTACATACTCAACCATTCCTAATAAGAATGCTACAGGCCGCCCAATTCAAGTATGGATTGACCGTCAATCAGGTAATGTAAATACATCAGCTACAACTGCACTATCGGCAGATATATCGGCAACAGATACAACAATTACCGTAGTAAGTGCGGCTAACTTAGCTACTCAGGGCTATATTAACATCGGCACTGAGACTATTCTTTATCAGAATGTAAGCGGGAATCAGCTATTAAATTGCTATCGTGGCGTAAATAACACAGCTGCAGCAGCCCATTTATCAGGTGCAACCATAACGGTTACTAGGTTACCTAACATAAATATCTGGCCTACAGGTGTTTCAGGTACACAATACACACTTATCTACTGGCGTATGCGCCGTTTAAATGATGCAGGTGATGGTGTTAATACTGAAGATATCCCGTTCCGTTTTATTCCAGCAATGGTTGCAGGGTTGGCATACTACTTGTCAATTAAACTTCCTAACATGGATATGCAACGCGTATTAGGTTTAAAGCAAGACTATGAACAACAGTTCCAGTTTGCAGCTGACGAAGATAGAGAAAAGGCATCAATCCGTTTCGTACCTAGAAATTTTTCATATACTAGATAATATGCCTCGTAAGGACCCAGAAGCTAGAAAAGCATACCAAAAAGAATATGCTGAGCGTAATAAAGAAAAAGCGTATGCAAGAGTAAAGGCATGGCGAGAGGCTAACCCAGATAAATGGGCAGCGCAATCTAAACGGTATGCGCAAAAACACCCTGAGAAAATAGTTGAAAAAACTACTCGATGGGTAAGTAATAACCCCGAGTATGCAGCCAAAGTAAGTAAAAGGTCACGAATAAAACACGCTGATAGAGTATTAGCTAATAAGGCTAAATATAGGGCAGATAAAATTCAACGAACACCTAAATGGGTAGATTCAGAAGAACTTTGGATAATTAAAGAAATATATAAGCTAGCTATAGCTAGGACTAAGTTACATGGGTTTAGCTGGCATGTGGACCATATAATCCCATTAAATGGAAAAACAGTATCAGGATTGCATGTAGCAAATAATTTACAAGTTATACCCGGTGAATTAAATTTATTGAAGAATAATAAATATGGCAACTAAATACGCTAGTGGTAAGAACTCTATAGCTGAATGTGACCGGTGTGGGCAAAGGTATAAGCTAAGCGAACTACGAAAATTGACTATTAAGCTAAAACAAGTCAATATTAAGGTATGCCCAGAATGCTGGGAACCAGACCAGCCGCAGTTACATTTAGGGGTTTACCCAGTTTGGGACCCACAAGCCGTTAGGGAACCTAGACCAGATACAAGTTACGATACTTCTGGGTTAGCAGCGGACGGATATGTTTCAGATGGTAGCCGTCAAATACAATGGGGATGGGCCCCAGTGGGTGGTGCAAGTCAATTCGATACAGTATTAACACCTAATTACTTGATAGGATTAGGGGAAGTTGGTACAGTAACGGTATCAACAACTTAAAGGAGTTTTAAAATGGCTTATAAATCAGGCGCCGATGGCGTAACAAAATCAGGTAAAACAAAAGGCAAGAATCTAGGTGATGATGGTAAAAAAATCGGCATCGAAGGTGGTAAAGGTTCTAAAGGCGCATCAACTGTAACAGGCGAACAAATGCGTAAAATGGGTCGTAACTTAGCTCGCGCTAAGAACCAATCAAAAGGTAAATAATCATGGCTATTGATAAAACAGTTAAAGCTACTCCTGGTGAAGCATACCCACTAGGCCATGCTAAAGAAAATAAAGATGCTAGTGCATACACAGGCTTTAAATACCCATCAGGTGGTGGCAATGACATTAATGTCTATAAGCAACCTATGAATATTGGCAATGAAGATATTTCATTTAAACCGAACCCAAATACGCTTCGCGGCGTAGATGTAGACCCCAGCACTCCAGCTATGACTGTAAGTATTGGTGACCGCGGTGCTAACCGTATGAATCCATACGGTGTTGGTGAAATGCGTGGCTATGGTGCAGCTACTAAAGGTCGTAAGATTAGCGGAAAAATGGGCTAATGAACTATATTGAATTAAATCAGGCAATTCAAAACTATGCAGAGAATACAGAGTCTCTCTTCGTACAGAGCATTCCTACATTTATTCAAGAAGCTGAAGACCGTATCTATAACTCGGTTCAGTTAGCCTCACTACGTAAAAATGTTACCGGTACGATGACTATAGGTAATAAGTATGTTTCTTTGCCTGATGATTGGTTGGCTAATTATTCGGTAGCTGTGATTGATAATACAGGTAACTATACATACTTATTAAATAAAGACGTAAACTACTTACGTGAAGCATATCCAAACCCTAATAGTACAGCGATTCCTAAGTACTATGCGTTATTTGGGTCACAGTACACAAATCAAAACGAGTTATCTTTAATCGTAGCGCCGACTCCTGATGATAATTACAATGTAGAACTTCATTACTTTTATTACCCAGTATCAATCGTGCAAGGCCAACTTCTTCAGCTATATAACATAGTTGCAGGTACAGGATATACAAATGGTACATATTATAATGTCCCACTAGTAGGTGGTTCAGGAGTTAATGCTACTGCTACGTTTGTAGTAATTTCTAATTTTATAAGCTCAGTAACAATTACTAACCCAGGCTCTCTGTACCTTGCAGGGGATATACTAACTGTAAGTGCTTCAAACTTAGGCGGGTCGGGGGCAGGATTTAGTGTCACTGTTGCGTCTATTGCTAATGCAACAGGCACATCATGGCTAGGCGATAACTATGACCCAGTATTGTTCTACGGTGCAATGCGCGAGGCTATGATTTTTATGAAGGGTGAACAAGACATGGTTTCTTATTATGAAAACAAATACCAAGAAGCTTTAGCCCAACTTAAACGTCTTGGTGATGGGCTTGATAGAAACGATGCTTACCGCAAAGGGCAGACTAGCTTGGAATATAAAGGGCTATAATGGCAATCGTTCAAACTCAATGTACTATATTTAAAGACAATCTTTTAAACGGACTAGAAAACTTCTCTTTAACTACTCCCTATGTTTATAAGATTGCTTTATACACAGCAAATGCTAGCTTAGATGCAAGTACTCTTGCGTATAGCACAACAAATGAAGTCACAGGCACAGGGTATACAGCAGGTGGACAGACATTAGTAGTTATTCCTCCAGCCTATAGTGGCTCAACGGCTTATGTATCATTTCAAAATGTAATTTGGAGTCCAGCTAGTTTCACAACTCGTGGGGCTTTGATATATAATAGCACTACTGGAGCCGCGGTTGCGGTACTAAATTTTGGTTCTGATAAAATTGCAACAAACACATTTACAATAACTTTTCCAACGGCGGATGCATCAAACGCCATAATTCGCATATCTTAGGAGTAATAACATGATGAACGAAATAGCAGGATTTGGCGATAACAGCAACGCCTCACTAGTAAAACAAGCCGACTTTAATGAAGGCTTTGGTATGGAGGGTCATTTCGTAGCTAAATGCTATGACAAAGATGGCAATCTAAAATGGGAAGATGAAATCAATAACTTAGTAGTGGCAGTAGGGAAACAACTAATGCTCGATACTTTGTTAGCTGGTAGCTCATATACAGCTACAGTTGTGATGGGTTTAGTTGGTGCAACACCTACATTTGCTGCTGCTGATACACAAGCGTCTCATGCTGGTTGGACTGAAGTTGGTGGTGCTAACGCCCCTGCTTATTCTGGTACACGTAAAACTCCAGCGTTTAGTGCAGCAACATCAAGTGGCTCAACACCATCAAATGTAACTACAAAAACTACATCATCTGTTGTGACATTTACATTCACTTCTAGTGGTACAGTGGCTGGCTGCTTCATTAATATCAATGGTAACTCAGCACAAGATAACACGACTGGTACATTGTATTCAGCGGGTGCGTTCACTGGTGGTAGTAAAACTGTAGCATCAACAGACCAATTAAACGTTACTTACTCTACAACTGCAACAAGCTAATAGTAATTAAGGAGTTAGCATGGCTATTCAATCTATTCCTTTTGAGATTACTAAGGATGGATATACGTTAAAAGATGCTATTGTCTACGATGATAGCATTGACTCCTTCACGCCTGAACAAATCTCAGAGATACAACAAAAACGATTTGACAATTGGTATGCGATTGTGACTAATCCAGTAAGTGTTACATGGCAAACAGATGCTGAAGGCAATCAAGTATTAGATGAAAACGGCAATCCTATTCCTGTAGAGGCTTAATAGATGGCAGCTAGATTTTGGGTAGGTGGTGCAGGAACATGGAGTAGTTCAAATACTGCTAACTGGTCTGCTACAACTGGCGGTGCTGGTGGTGCTTCAGTTCCTGGCTCTGCTGATACGGTTGCTTTTGATACCAACTCAGGCACAGGTACAGTCACGACTAACTATTCACCTACTGTTGGTGCGCTTACTGTTAATAACACTAATATCAACTTAACGCTTGGTGCTAATTTAACTTGTTCTGGTACTACCACATTAACTATTGGAACATTATCTTTAGGCAGTTATACTTTAACGACTAATTTATTTAGTTCATCTAATGCCAATACACGTTCTATAGCATTTGGTACAGGAAACATTACTTTAACAGGTAATGCAGCTACCATTTGGACAACAACAACAATTACAAATTTAACTACATCAGGGTCTTGCACAGTTAATTGTACATATTCAGGGTCAACAGGTACTAGAACAGTAGATACTGGAGTAATGACTTCTGCTAACTATCTTGATTTTAATATTTCTGCTGGTTCAGATACATTTTTATACACATCACAGCGTGGATTTAGAAATTTAAACTTTACTGGCTTTAGTGGAACACTAGCTAATACTGGTAATCTTAATATAAATATTTATGGGAATTTAATATTTAGTTCAACAATGAACTTTGGTGTAATAACTTCTGCTACTTCATTTAACTTTGTTTCACCATCTCCTATTACACAAACAATAACAAGCAATGGATTATCAATCCCTGCATCAATGCTATTTAGTAGCGCAGGAACAACCTTTGCTATTAACGGAAACTTGACGCTTGCATCAAACGCAACAACTACTTTAACTCAAGGAACATTAGATTTAACCAATGGTGGTACTGGTAACTATACACTCACTACAGGATTATTTAGTTCATCTAATGCCAATACACGTTCTATTGCTTTCGGTACAGGTAACATAACAATTACAGGAAATGCTGCATCTATTTGGGCAGTAAATACAGCGACAAATTTAACTTTTACAGGAACTCCAACAGTTAATTTTACCTATGCAGGAGCAACAGGTAATCGAGTTATAAATAATGGAGGTCTTGCGGGCGGCGCACAAGGAAATGCTATTAATCTAATAGCTACATCTGGAACAGATACATTATCTTTTGCTGGGACATTTATCAATGTAAATCTTACTGGATTTACAGGGCTTCTTGGCGCAACTGATAAAACAATTTATGGCAATTGGACAAATGGTATAGCTCCATTTTCATTTCCTGATAGCGCAAACACAACATCATTTGTTGCAACATCAGGTACTCAAACTATTACTTCAAATGGCATTACTATTGGTGGAAGTATTACACAAACTGGTGCAGGTAAAACTGTCCAGCTTCAAGATGCCTTAACTCTTAATAGCGGTCGTACATATACATTAACATCAGGCACGCTAGACCTTAATAGTAAAACGCTAACTTGTGGCATATTCAGTTCTACTAACTCTAATACTCGCTCCATTGCTTTCGGTACAGGCAACATTACTTTAACTGGTAGTGGTACAACTATTTGGACTACAGCCACATCTACAAATTTAACAATTGCAGGCACTCCAACAGTTAATTGCACATATTCTGGCTCTACAGGTCAACGCTCTTTTACTAATGGGGGAACTGTTGGTTCATCTGCAATAGCAGTCAATGTTAATGTTTCAGCAGGTTCAGATATATTCAGTTTGGCTGCCGTTTCAGCTAATTATATTAATAATATAAACTTTACAGGGTTTAGTGGCTCTCTTATTTCTAATACCGCTAATTTTTATGGAAATATAATTTTGTCATCAGCTATGACAATGCCACCATTTGGTGCTGTAGGTTTTGGCTTTAACGCTCCTGTAGGAACTACCAAAACTATAACATCCAATAATAATACATTTAATAATAATCTAGTTTTTTCTGGAACAGGAACTTATCAACTAGTTGATAATATGAATGTTAATTCTGGTAACTTTGTGTCTTTAACATCTGGCACATTAGACCTTAATAGTAAAACATTAACTACAGGATTGTTTAGCTCATCTAATAGTAATGTCCGTGCAATAAATCTTGGCACTAATGGTAAAATAACAGTAAATGGCGGTGATTGGACAGCAACAACATCTACTAACCTATCATTAACTGGTACTGGCACTATTGATATGACGTATGGTACCGCTAAAAACTTTAATGGTGGTAGTTCAGTATATCCATATACATTAAATCAAGGCGGGGCTGGCACACTTACTATTAGTGGCTCAAATACATTTAATACCATTAGTAATACTG